CACCTCCACCTGCTTGTAAAGCAGTTGTTCTATAAACCTTATAGTCTCCTACAGTAGTTTTAGTAAACTGTCCTAATACTGCAAATCCACTAGTTGCTATTCCACTTAAGTCAGATCTTGAACCATCATATACTATATAATGATATTTATCTCCTGACCAAGTTATTGATACAGTATTACCTACTGGGTTAACATCTCCTTTTACGATAGTACCTATATCTCCATTTAAAGTAGTATCCCAGCTTCCTAAGTCTTCATACTGTGCTTGAGTAAATGCTGCTGTTGCAGATGCTCCATGTCTTAAACTTATTATCTTCGTAAACGTAGTAGTTCTAGTTCTTGATGTAAATAACTGAGGATCATTTTCTCCATCTGGTGATTTATATGATGCAGAAGCAAATAATGTAAAGCTAGAAGAACCAGTTAGTGCTCCAGTTACATTTAATGTTCCAGGATTAGTAGCAGGAGCAGAAGAAGCACTCATTACTAATGTTACTTGTTCCCAGTCATTTGAACTACCATATGATCCTGTAAATGCTATTGATCCAGTAGCTCCTTGCTCTAATTGATTACTACTATCACCTAACTGTATAGTAGCAGTATCAGATATAGAAGGTTGACCTGGATTAGTTTTTGATAAGGTAGCTGTTACTGTATCACTATCTGTAAATATACTTCCATCTAAAGGAGAACTAGCAGTATATTGAACTGAATAAGCATGAGATCCTGTTGTAGTTAAATTAGTAGATAAGGAAGTTCCACTTCCAGAGGATGCTGCTAACAATACTGAACCTGTAAATATAGAAGCTGTAATAAAGTTATAACCTCCATTATTCCAAGTTGCAGATATAGTATAAGCATCGCTTACTTTATTGAATCTATTAGTAGCAAATCCTGATCTAGCTAAATTTAAACTTGATGGTTCAGTAGGAGTACCGAAAACAAATTTTAATCTATTACCTGTAAAAGATACAGCTACATCATTATCAAAATCAGCTACTTCAATATGTTCTAATGAATGAGTAGTACTAGCTGATAAATAAGCTACTGGATTAAATGATGCTGATGCTACTGACATTGAACTAGTCTGAGAGTTAGTTATAAACGACCCTGTACTGGCGTCAGTTAAGAATGAACCAGTATCTGCATCAGTAACAAAAGAACCTGTACTAGCATCAGTTAAAAAAGAACTAGTGTCTGCATTTGTTAGAAATGAACCTGTCTTATTATCGTCTACTAATTTTACCCAAGCACCTCCATGAGCATAATAAGCAGCTCCCTCTGAATGTACATGGGCAAACATTCCATGATAAACTGAAGCATTAGGTAATGCTGCTAAATTATCATAATGAAATCTTATTTTATTTCCTTTAGCGTTAGAATCTAAAGTACCAGATATAATTTGACTACCTGAAAAAGTATTGCTGCCGGTAAGAAGAGCAAAAGATGAAGAGTTAATACTAGTTAAATAAGAACTAGTAGCAGCCATTAAGGCAGTTACTTCTCCATCAATAGATCCGGTAAAGGTATTAACTGAAGCAGAGAATGCATTCAATGCTCCTAGATCAGAAGATCCACCACCACCTCCACCTGAGCCTGTAGCTACTGTAACATTAAAAGTAGAATTATCTCCTTTAGTAAAAGTTATAGTATTATTAGTAGCACTAGCTGTACTGATTAAAGAACCAGTTGCTGTTTGAGCAGTACTTACAGCTGCGCCATTTAATAGAATAGAACCAGTAACTTTTAACGAACCAGTTAGATTCGCATGAGTTGATAAGTCCTTACTAAGCTGTTTCCATTTAATTAACGCCATTATGCATTTACTTTACCAGTTAACATATATTCATCTGTAGTATCTATATCATAATTTAAACTACTACTGAAAGTAACCACTACATTTACTCCGCTACCTGTTACACTATGTACTGCGTCGTTTTCAACAGCTACTCCATTTATAAATATCGTGAAATCATTCTTACTTTGAGAAGGAAATCCATCAGGAATAGTAGCTAGTGAGGTTGATACCCAGGTTAGTGAAGCAGATACTGAAGCTGATCCTGTTACTACGTTTACTGTCTTAACTGTACTTGTTACTGCATTGTTTAATACTGTATAAGCTTTTTGTTCGCTATTCATTGCTTCTTCTATTGTTTGTTGTATAAATTTTCCTCCGTCGACAGCTAGATCAAAAAATCTAATGCCTCTAGAACTTGCTCGTGTTGTGGAATATCTAGGCATATTATATATTATTTATATCTTTAACTGTTTCAACTCCAAAAACAACTGATGCTTTACTAAAGTATTTACTAACACCTTGAGGTAAAGTATTAAAGTTATCAGGTACTATATGACCTAATAAGTTTATTTGAAAATCAGTCTTTACTGTTCTATCACTACCTTGAGATATTTCAGTACTAGTAGTATAATTATCAATCATTGCTCTAAATTTAAACTTTTCAGGGTCTCCCCAGTAAGCGTCTGAAGCATAATTAATAGATTCTACTATTTTATTCATTTGCTCAATATATTCAGTAAAAATAACACACGAGTAAACTAAATTTACATAATCAGGAACTACTACTCCTTGATATTCTTTTACTATATTTCTATTATTAAGTAAAGAGAACCTATCATATCTGTTTTTACTTGAATACTTCTTTTCAAAAACTCCGAAATTATTAGGATTATTAGCATCCATTTTATTTCCTAAGTTTCTATTTTTTTCTATACTATCTCTTTTTACTATAATTAGAGGTAGTTGTATCTTTCCATGTCTATCTCTTATAAAGCCATTCTTTTGAACTGCTGCCCATCTTTCAGGTGATCCATATAGTACAGGTACGTTCTTTTTCTTACTATTTTGCATAACAGAAGGTTTTATCACTTCTTTAAAGTAGTAAAAAATAGCTTCATCTATATCTCTTAATCCTACAGAGAATTTTTTTACGTCATCATCCTTTACAGAACGTTGAAGTTCTCTCTTTTTAAAGTTATTCGTAGGAGCTACTGAACCGCTATAGTTTTCTACACCATAAGGTTTAATAGTCTTTCTTGATAACTCTTCCTGAGAAGGTGGATTAATATTTGTATCTGGCATACCTTAGTTTATTAATTATAAATAAGCAGTTCCTTCAAAATCAATACCAGTAGACTCTCTTTTAGTCATGTGGGTATCGCATATAATTGAAATAGATGAACCAAATTTATTTCCATATGAAGTTAAGTTGTAACTCTTGTCTCTTCCAAGCATTAACTGGTTTTCTCTTACAGTATCTACTACATAGTAGTCTTCTTGCCAATTAATTATATCTCCTACTTCAGGTAATAATGATATATCTTCTAAATCAGGTCTTAAAAATGCAAAAGATGCTTCTCTTTGTAGATCTGGTAAGGTAAAGTCATCAATACTTACTACTTGATCTCCTCTAGTTATTAAACAATTAAGTTTAGATGGTACAAAGTAGCTTTTTGTAAGAGCTTCTCCGTATATATTAGCATCTGTCTCTTCTAAATTAAGTTTATAGAATAATATCTCTTGTTCTACTATATCTTTTAGTAGTTCTCTATTAACTTTTACTAATAATTCAAAATCTCTATTACTTCCGAATAACATTACTTCTCTTCTATAGTATTATCTGCTATTTCCATAGCACTTATAAAATTATATTTATTCAATGCATTAGTTTTAAACGCTTCAAATGCTTCAGCTGGTTCTTTTTGTGATATTAACTTTACTTTTAACGTTTCTCTATTGTCTCCATCACCTGATGCAGTTGTAACAGTAGTAACTCCTGGTAAAGCTCTTAATAATTCAGCTAAGTCGTTGGTATTTTCACTACCATCGTATATAACCTGAACCATACCTTCGTATGTTCTAAATTCTATTTGTTCTCTTAGTATATCTAATAGCTTCATTATCCTATATATATCCCCATTGGTACTCCTTTTAGAGCATCTCCTAAGTATTGTGTTTGTTGTGCTTGTAATTCTAACTGATTATTTAAAGAAGCTTGATTTAATAGTTCTCTTAACTCAGTTACATAAGATTCTTTTTCAGCTCTTACATCAGCTAGTAGATCTGCCTGGTTTAAAGTAGCTTCTGATCCAGGTACTGGTACGGTTTGGTACTTACCTCTTACATAAGCAAGCATCTCTTTACATATAGTAGCAGTATATTTAAAGATCCATTGTCTACCTGTAGAATTAATTTCAGCATATATAGGGTTTTCTGTAGGTACGTTAGATAAGTTAGTAATAGTACCGTTGTTTGTAGTAGAACTACCGCCTCCACTTACTTGACTACCTGCATTTGCTGATGCTGTTACATGTAATCCATCATCAACGTATCTTTTTTCTTCTCTTTTGTAGTATTCAAAGTATAAACTACCTGTTTCTCTAGGTATAGGAAATAATTTAAGTTGATTATTAACTATTTCAAAGGAATAAGCAGATTTTCTTACTTGATCGTTTAATTCAATAGCCTGTATCTTAGCTAAATCGTAAGAAATAGGCATTAACATGAAATTAATACCAGGACTAAATGATCCAAAGTCGAAAGCATCCATTAGTGACTGGATACCTGTACCTGTACCTGCATATGGGTCGAAAAATCTTTGTATAGCTGGTGGAGCTTCATAAAATACCTTTCTTATCTCTATTCCACCTGCTATTCCTTGATCAGATGCCCAAGCATTTAAGTCATAGTTCTGTTGATCTTTATTTACAGCTATAGATCCTGTATATTTTGTAGTAAAACCTCCAACTCCGGCTTCCATACCGTATTGATGAGAGGTTCTTATAGTATTTTCTAAAGAAGGTTTAATTAAAAGTGTATTTATTGCTTCAGCACTTGATTGACCTTGTAAATTAGTAAACTGTTGTGCAGCTAACGCTTGAAATACTTCATTACCGTAAGAAGTTACTGCTTCTTCGAATGCGGCAAAGAAAGAACCAGAGCTTAATTCTACATCCATCATAGGATATCCTAGTTTCTTTGCACAGTACTCAGCTACCTTAGGTGCATCCTTTTGAAACTCTAAATCATCATCGTAGAAACCAAAAGGAGTAGATTCCCCTGCTACAAAGTCAGCACTACCATCATAAATTGCTATATTAGCCATAGTTTATTATTTAGATACTAAAAAGTACTCAACTGTTGATGTAGTATCAACTGGAGTAGCTTTAATTTTAGTAATATTGTCAAATGAGGTTACATTTTGAAAACTACCAGTAAAGGAAGTAGTATTTATCATAAAGCTTCCTGAACCAGCTACTGCTATATTAAAGTTTTCAGTAGAAGAAGACACTTGTAATATTACTGATCCTGTAGAGTGATTAGTAAATCTAAAATACATTAAACTACTGCTAACAAATTGACCTGCTCCAGCAGTACCAGAGAAGTCTACTACATCAGAAAATGAACCTGATGTTATATTTAGTATTCTTTCAGAGGCATTACTAGCAGATGGTAAAGCTACGTTAAAGCTTGTACCTCTTTCCTTTCCGTTCAATTTAACTCTCTCTTGGATAAAGTAATTTAAATTAGCCATCTTATATTTTTTATTATAAATAGTTAAAAAAAAAGAGGCCCGAAAGCCTCTCTTTAGTTATTCTTAACCTTTCTTTTTGAGAATATGGTATAAGACGAAGGCACCTACTAGTCCTAGTAAACCTTCATTGCTCAATCCACCTAATATACCCATGATATTATCTACCACAGACACATTTGGCCAGAATGGGATGACTGCGCCCTTAAAGAGCACTTCTAGTACAACTCCCAGTGCAATTATACTTACACCGATTTCAGTTAATTGATTGGCCCAAGAGCCGATCTTCTTTAAAAAATCCATATTTAATTGGTTTTTAGTTAGACAAAGATAACTGTCCGACTTCTATAATAGAAAGGAATTCCATGATAATAAATAGGCAAAAAAAAAGAGGCCCGTTAGGACCTCTCTTTATCACTGAATTCTAAAAGTTATATCTTATAAATCGTTAAGATCTGAGATAAATACTTTTCCGTAGAATTCTGGTCTAATCATCTTCTTCGCGTAACGAGTCATTAAACCTTTTCTTGGAGTGAAGGTTTCTGGATCGTACACTAGAGGAGTCATCATTAATGGTACATATGGAGCATATACTGCACCAGTTTCAAGGAATTGTGAACCTCTATATCCCATTAATAGGATGTTTTCAGTCATATAAGGATTCTTATATACTCTGAATCTGTTTGCAAGGTTACCAACTCTTTGTACACCAAAGTTGAAGTCCATTTGATCACCATCAGTATTAGCAGCATATCCTGGAATTGATTCTAAGATAGTTGCTACGTTTGGAGAACAAACGATGAAGTTCGCACCACCTCTAAGAGTTTTCTGATGAATCTTGTTAGATACTTTTTGGATTTTAGTTCCTAAAGTTTGGAACCACTCTCCTTGAGTATTATAGAAGATAGGACTTAAGTTAGCCCAAGCCGTACCATTCCATACTCTGTTAGATTTTACAGACCATCTCTCAGTAGTTACTGCGTCTTGAATAAGCATATCAAGGATCTCAAGATCAATCTCCATTGAGATATATTCACTCAATAAAGAAGTTAACTCAGCCTCAGCGTCAATGCTGTGGTATGCGTTAAGATCTTGAGCGAACTCAGGAGTCCATTGTGCTTTTAGTTTTCTAGTTTTAGCTACGATAGCCTCACTAGCTAGTTTTACATCTACGTTAGGGATTGTGATTGAAGTATCGACTGCAGCAGTTGAACTTGCTTCAAAATCACCTCTCGAGTTGTCAGCTGGTTGCTTGTAGTACATTATAGATCCTGTAATACCACCGTCATTAGCTGCTGTTACATTTGATGCTGTGATAACAAATGTTACATTGTCGCCAGATACAGTAGTTAATTCAGGGTGTGAAGTAACGTCTGTTGAACCAGAGAAGAATCTAAATGCTCTTACACCTTTTAAGTCAGCGCTTAATCCAGTCAATGACTGAGTTACTGTCTTAAATTGATCAAGAACTAGATCGTCGTTGTAAGCGATAGATGCTGAAGTAGCGGATCCTGTGTCAGCTTGGAAAGCGACAGAAGCAGATTTCATTGAATATCCAAATTGACCTGCGCCGTAAAGACCACCAGAAACTTCCTCATCAACACTCATTTTGTTAGATGCTGAAGATACATTACCGTACATGTTAGTACCAGCTGTTCTACCTGATAGGTTAGATCCATATTTAAAATCTAAATAGAATACTAGACCTGAAGGTAAATTCATTGGTTGTACAGAAACGAAATCTTGTGCAACGATTTGAGCGAACACTTTTCTTACCAATGGTAAAGCTACACCTGCCCACTGCTCACCTTCTCCAGCAGTAAAAGTACCACCAGTTCCAGTTACGTTAGCCTCAGCAACGATTTGTTTAGCTTGGTTCTCAAGGATCATAGCCATGTTATTCTTGACTCTGTTATCCTCAATACCTTCTAACAAACCAGAGTCTTGCCATTTGTTGGCTAACTTTTGAGAGTCAGCTAGCATACTTTTGTAGTTGTTCGAGCTCTCTAATAGGTTGTTAATTTCCATGATTTAAAAAAAATTAAAGTTTCGTTAATAATAAATTTACTTAATAATACCGGCTAATTTTTGCATTCTTCTAACAGTATCAGAAACTTCGTTAATTACTTCTGGTTTAGAAGCTGTAGTTCCTGTTGCTTTAGAAGCCATGCCTAGTTTAGTTTTTGATTCTTTGATAGTGTTGTTAGCTTCTTTTTTACTAACTACACTGTCAGAAACAGTTTCATAAACTAATTTAACCTCTTTAACAGTTTCTGCTTTATCAAAAGCAGCTATAATGTTAACTTTTTGACTTTCTGAAAGGTCATTAGATTTAAAGATCTTGTTAACATATAAAAGTTTTGAATTTAGTATATTTACTTCGTTCAATTCTTTTTTAAGAGTTTCGATAGTCTCTAATGCTTGAGATAACTCATCATTAGTTTCTTCTACCTCTTCGTTAACTTTTTCTTTCTTAGGAGCCTCTTCCATCTTCTTCTTTGGAGCTTCATTCTTCTCTTTATCATCATGAGCTTCATCCATCTCCTTTTTAGGAGCTTCGTTCTTCTCATCATCTTTAGGAGCTTCATTAACTTCCGCAGTTGCTTCAAGTTCAGCTAATAATTCATCTAAATCAATTTCTTCTTCGTCTTCGGCCTCCATTCCGTCTACTGGTGCATCGATAGCAGGCTCATCGCCCATACCTTCGATATCTCCAGCATCCATGTCTGCAGGTCCTTCAACTCCGTCACCAACTTCTTGAGCTATGATGTCTCTGATAAGATCCTTAAACTGATCAACAGTTAAGTTACTTACATCCTCATCACCTTCAGGAGCGTCATGGTCTTCAGCTTCGTCTTCAGATTCTTCTGAATCATCCTCAGCTTCGTTTTTTTCATCGTCATGCTTCATTGCTTCATCTTTGTCGTCGTAAGCTTCGTTATGCTCATCATCCTTAGGAGCTTCCTCGATAGTTTCTTCTTCAGATATTTCTTCAGATTCTTCTATTGATTCGTCTTTTTTATCGTGCTTAGCTTCGTCTTTTTTCTTGTCATGCATTCCTTCATCTTTCTTTTTGTCATGCATTCCTTCTTCTACCTCTTCTTCATTTACGTTTTCTACTTCTTCGTTCTTGGAGTCATCCATTTCTTGAAGTTTAGCAGCTAACATATCTTTTAGATGAGGAGTTAAAGACTCTTCTAAAGCTTCCTTAGTGTTAGCAATAGCGGCTTCTCTTACAGACTTAGCTTCAGCAATAGCTTGCTTGAATAAATCTTTGTTTGCCATTTTAAAAAAATTGTTGTGATTCTACGATTATTAGGAATCGTAATAAGAATTATAAAAGTGTTAGATGCAATATATAGATTGCATATTCTTTATATAAATATATACTTTTTCTGGAAACCGTTATGCTCTTAAAATATCGTTTATGATATTATCTAAATTAGAATATTTAGAAGCTTTTTGTTTAGCTTCATTTAAAGCTACAGGGTTCATAAAAGCACCATGAGTAGAAGGATTAGAAACAAAGTCCCAACATACTAATTCAAAATCAGGTTGTACTTCTAAATGTCCTTCATTAGTTTGAGAAACTGAACCGGTACCTCTAGATGATATACCAATTGTATGTCCAGCTTTAATAATTTCTTTTACTATATTACCAGCAGGAGTATTTAATAATTCTACTCTACCCATTAAGTCGTTTCCGTCCCACCATAAGTCTTTTACTACATGAGAAGCATTCTTTAAAGATACTACAGGAGTTTCAGGATGATCTAATTCTCCAAAAGCATTACCTTTCTTAACGAACTCGTCTACATATTTTTTAGCTTCTCTAGCTAGTAAGTCTTTCTTATATACTCTACCATTTTGATTCTCAGCTAATGCTCTTTGCATTATACCTTCTACTTCAAATACTCCAGGTCTTCCTTTAGCTTCTCTAATGGTAGGTTTAAATGGTGTTACGTCTACTAATAATTGTGCCATATTAAAAATATCTTTTTACTGGTGCGAATATAGTTTGTTTAGGAGATTCTTCATTTTGAGGAGTCTCTATATCTTTAGGCATAAATTTAACTTTAGGAATATCTACTCCTTTCATTAATCTACTACCTCCAACCATTCTTGAATCTTTATTAAATGCTGATTCTATAGCAGGTGCTAAAAATGCTCCTACTTTAAGACCATCTTCATTTTCTACATCTCCTACTTTATTAAATACGTTTTGTAATTTTTCTCTAGTTTTAGCTTGATAAGATTCAATATCAGTAACTATGTTTTGTAAATCATTTAATATAACTTGCATACCTTTATACCCGCCATAAGTATCAGCTAAAGCAGCTAATTCTTGAGTAGCAGCTTCATTAATAGTATCTTCGTTCAATGATTTTTTAATTATTCCTTTGATAGCCTCTTTTAACTGTTCATTCTTTTTTGCTTTAGCTACTGCATCATCATGAGACATTCCGCTAGCTTTCATTCTAGCTATTTTAATATCATCAAAATCATTATCACCGTCTTTATCTTGATCAGTATCTTCTTTTACAAATTTAGCTTTAGCAGCTTCGAAATCTCCTTTATATAGTTGTTTAACTATCTTACGTCCTAATTGTTCTAATTGATCTAAATTAAGTGTATGTTTTCTACCAAATCCAGCTAAGTAACCTTGACCTATTAAACCATAATCTGCTGGGTCTATTACTTGATCTACTGATGTTACTTCAGCTTCATTCTTTCTTCTTTTATGACCATGATGAGAAGAGTTGATTACTTCTAATTCATTTAAAGGAATATTTTTAACTGTCTTGCTACCTTCTTTAAAAAATACATCGTAATGAGTTACTGTACCATCTTCTAATAGAGTATGCTGTCCTTCTAAACATATACCATGACCGTATTTTTCGTGTAATACATGATTTGCACAATCGTGATGTATTACTTCAGCTTCATCCATTTCAGCACTATGATCAGTTACATTAATTTCATATGCTTCTAAATCTCTTACTGCATCATGTGTAAATGAATTAGCTTCGCCTGATGCTATATCTCCATCGTCAAACATAAAATATATAATAGCATTTCCAGCTCCATCATTATCTACGTAATCCATCTTTACATTATTTCCGTCTATATTTTTAGCTATGATAGCTTCTGCTTTTTTAAACTGAGCTCTAGGTACTTTAATGTAATGATGGTCATCTCCTTCAGCTTCAGCTAATCCATCGGCTCCCATCATATCGCTAGGACCTGGGTAGTTAACGCTAATAAATTCGTTAAACTCTGCTATAGGATCTGCTCCGTCCATTATATCTTGATAATGAGTTTTTATAAACTCTTTGATTAGCATATTAATACCAGGTATTTCTCCATACTTATCATGTATAGCTCCTATTGCAGATGCAATATTTTCTTTTAAAGATTTAGCAGCTGCTTTATACTTAGTTGCATCTCCAACTCCTGTATCAGGTTTTACATTACCTTTTCTATCTATACCCATTACTTCTCCTACTTCATCTTCTACTTCACCGACTACTTCATCTTCTATCTCTCTAATACTACTAACCGCTGATTGTAGTTTTTCAAGAGTAATACCTAAAGTTTCAGCTAAATCTTCTAACCTACCTTCTTTTAACATAGTCTTAGCTTCTTTTAAATCAGCTTTTTTTAAGTCGTTAAATAGGTCTTTTTTAAGTTCTCCTCTTTTTACAGGAACTTCTCTATCGTGCTTATCTACGTTAGTTGATTCACCTGCTACTATATCTATATAGTAATTAGGATGTTTTATTAAATTATCTTTAGCTTTTTTAGCAGCTTTTAAATAATCTTCTGTAGTTACATTTCTATCGTCAAATGGTGGTTTAAGTCCTGCTGCTTGAAGTTCATAAAATATACCTCTTTCCAGTCTAGTCAAATCTATATTTGCAGCTGGTCTTTCATCGTATATTTCTGTACCAGTAGGTTTAGTTTCAAAGATAAGTCCTTTATTCTTTAATATAGATACTGAATCTTTAAATCCATTGAATTGGGATATATATTGTGGGAATTCCTGTCTCATCTGTCTCACGAATTCCTTTTTAGCCATCTTCCCTTCGTTGACGGCTCTATACTTTTCTGTTGCGGTTACTAGTCTCATGTTTATAAATAGTCAAATCCTTTAGTATGTGATGGCCGTTTAGGACGGCTTACCTTCTTATAACCATGCCTTCTAGAGATCTTTCCAGCTCTATTAGCGTTTCCAAAAGCATACTTAGTTTTGTAGTTCTCTCCAGCACCTGCTGCAAAAGAAGCTCCACCGCTTGTAGTATTAGCTTCTGATAATACTTCTCTTACTAATTTAATTAGTTGTGATCTTGTCATAAGTTTTTTAACTCATTAACTAAATCGTAATATTGCATTAAATTAATTAAATGTGTATCGTTTACTTTATCAGTCTTTTTCAAAGGTTTGATACCTTTAAGTACTTCATCTAATTTAATCTTAACAATATCATCCTTAACATTACTAGCTAATTTAGTAACTTCATTTATAATATTATCTAACTCAGTATTAACTAAGTTGTATAATCTTCTATTAGAGTTTACTGAGGTAATAAATTCTTTTAAAATTCTCTTTTGAGGAGCTAAAAGATTTTTATAGTTATCATTAAACTTTTCTAATAATATCTTAAAAGTAAGCATCTTTAAATCTTTATCATACTTACTATACTCTTCTATTAAGCTGTCCTTAACTTGTGATTGATCTTGATCTTTAGATGTTAAATGCTCTAATAGAGTACATTTATTAGATACTAAGAAATTAGGATCAACCATACTAGAATTATTCTGAGCTTCTAATAAACAGTATAATGAAGCTAGAGGTTTATAATCTCTTACTTCCATACCGAAAAACTCTTCTAGTTTATAATTCTCTTTAATAGCAGAAATCAAATCATATTTCTGTTTCTTCAATAATTTTTGATTAAGTTTCCTAGAAACTTCTGTAATAGTTGAAATTATAGTTTCTGCTTTACTTTGAGATACTTTTTTATTTCTTAAAATAAATTCGTATAATTTATATTCTTTAGCTAAAGTTGTTCTACCCGCAAAAAACTCTTTTAGGATAGCAATAGCGTTAGATTCTTTATTATCTAAAGTATCAGCTGCAATCTGCTTTATTAGCAGTTCAAATATAAGTCCAGTATTACGATACTTTGAGTGCTTTATCTTCATTATATACGTTTACTATTATAAATATGTATTAGTTACCTAAATCTTTAATATTATCTTCGCTTAATAACTTTGAGTTATTCTTATTATCTTTTTTGAAAACAATATCTTTAAGATCCTTTTCATTTTGCAAGTAAACTGTTTGTGCTGTAGAATTTTCTAAAACGTTTTCATTATCGGAAGGAAAACCTCCTTTCATACCATGCTGACCTAAAGGATCTCTTCCTCCTACAGGATTATCGTTAGTTCCATAGACAGACATTTTCTCTCTAGGTCGACCTCCTTCTGGACCTGGTTCACCATGTTTAGGCAGTTCTTCGTAACCTGCTGGTACTTCTCCTGGTCCTGCTCCTTTAGGAGTAGAAGTAGATCTTCTACCGTACATAGATGCAAGATCATGAGGTGTTCCGTAAGTAGTACCTGATTTAGCTGGGTCATTACCTTCACCTTCTATCTGAGCTAATCTAAATATACGTTTAGAATCCTCTCTTACAAGGTCTCTCATTTCCATATAATTATCTTCAGACATATCGAAGATTTTTTCATAGATATAATCAGATGAGAATAACTTAGTATCTTTCATTTGATTAGCTAAATCTACTTTTTCTTTTAATAAAGCTACTTTTTCTTGTTCAAATATAATAGATGGAGTAGTTAATTTAATTTCAAAGTTAGTTAAACTATCTCCTGTAAATCCTTGAGAATATAAATGTACTAAAGCTATTTTAGTTAATTCAGATTCTACTATTCTTTGTATTCTTTCTACAGTTCTTGCAAATCTTATATCTTCTGCTGCTAATGTAGCTTTACCTTGTAAGTCTCCTTCATATCCAAAATATGCTTTTGGAATCTTAAGAGCAGCAAATAACTTCTGCTGTAAGTATTCTACGTCTGCTTTACCATCATACTCTAAACCTTTAGTAGTTTCAATTCTAGTAGAAGTATCACCTCCTCTAACAGGTAGGTAAAAATCTTCCATCATATTCTGAAGATTAAACTTAAGATTATATTGACCATCATCTCCTACATAAGGAGTTTTTTTCATTTGATTGATAGTCTTTTGCATAAACTGCTCTACCTCATTTGGAGGAACATTACCTACGTTAATATAGAACATTCTCTTTTCAGGTGCTCTCATTATACGGTGTATTAACATCGCATCTTCCATTAAAGTAGTTTGTCTAAATATTTTTCTAGCTGGTTCTAAATAAGAACGTCCATAAGGTAAGTACTGAGTATCTGATATTAATCTAAAGTGAGCTACTTCATAATTATCAAAGTTAACTACTTTTTTATTCGATTTTCTTTTTGGTAAGTAACTAGGGTTTTGAGATGCAGCTAGTCCGTCGGGATCTAATTGAAAAATAACCTTAGCAGGATTTTCAGGATCTTCTCCTTCTCTCCTTACCATATGATATACAGTATAAGGAAGTACGTTATATACTCCAAATTTTTCAGATATTTCTAATTTAAGGAAGAAATCTCCATACTTACACATATTTCTTATCCATGACCATAAATTAAATTCTATATTTAATACGTCGTAAAATAAGTTATAAAGTACTCTCTGAATATTTTCATCAGATGATTTTATCTGTAATATTTCATTTACATCGTTTTTTACTGTAGCTTCATCAGCTATAATATCTAATGCGGATGCAATGATTGGATCTGTATCCATAGCTTCATAGTCTGAATAAAGCTGGATTCTAAGTGTTTGATAATTTAGGTTAGGATTAAATATATTTCTATTATTATAGATATATAACCTGCTAAATCTATCTACTAGTGAATTTGTTTGGTATCTTCCAGTTCTTTGTATTTGGTTAACATCAGCTATTTTTAGCTCGTTTCCACCAATATTTCTTACAACTACGTCTGTAGAAAATAATCTTTTAAGTCTACCAAATAATGAAGTATCTGCCATTAAACGTTTAATTTATATATAAATAGTCTATTTTAGTAACCAAGTGATATCCTCTTGTCCACCCGGTGTCTTTAAAAGATAAGGATTTTCTTTCTTATTTCCAACTGTTTTTATAACTGCTTGGTTTTTTGCGTTTAAATTAGAAAAAGACGATAATTGTGCTCTAGCTAAGTCCATTCCTTGTTGTCTTAGTTTTAGAGCAGTATCTCTTACATAAAGTGCAGTTGCACAAGATATAAGTAAATCATCGTTATATCTATCTTGAGCTTGAGGTTTTCCGTTTTTCCATACAAAAACTCTCATTTCTCCTAATAATCTTTTAGATTGTATAGTAACTGATTTTTCTCTGATGTATTCTATCATCTTAGCTACTACTAAAGGCCGTGTTCTCATAGACATAGTAAAACCGGGAACTAACTTATCCCTTTCGTACTTATGCATGTATGATTCTACTGATTCCATATTAGAAGTAGAGCTATAGTACAAGTTTTTATACTCTCTTTCAAGCACTTGCTCTATTGTAGCCCAACCAATATTAGCGTTTTCAACTACTAATAATGCATCGTTATACTCTGATGCAATTCCCACAAGTACATTACCAAAATCTTTAGGAGATAATTTTCCTTTATATTCTGCTATCTGTACACAATTTTCTACGTCAAATACATGAAAGGCTGAATAATCACTAGAATCTCCTCTTGCTACGTCAGCAACTACCATATAGGATTTAGAGTAGTCTACTCCTTCCCATATCCATAAATTACCATCTACTCCTCTTCTTTCTAAAGGTTCTTTTTCATAAGTCTTTTCATAATATAACATATCATCTGGTTCAAATACAGTATCACCAGAAGCTAAGAAGTCGCAATCACATTCCTGACCAGCCATACGAGGGCCTAAGTCAGAGTCTTGTTGATCTCTCCATTCTTGGTCTCTTTCAGGATGTACAGTCCAAGGTAGTCTAATAGACAAAAATGAATTTTCTCCTGATATAGCTTTTTCCCAAGTTAAATGAAACCAATTACCAATACCATTAGGTGTTGATAAAGCCATACATTGACCACCGGTTGCTAATGTTTGTTGAGCAGCAGTAAAGGTTTCTTCAATATTATCTATAAAAGCTGCCTCATCTATTAATAGTAATGATACTGCTTCTGATCTTGCAGCATCTGCATTAGATGATTTAGCTTGTACTTTTGATCCATTTCTTAATCTCAATGATAACTTGTTTTTTTCTACTGCAGGTAGCTTTAACCATTTAGGTAACTGATCATACATAAAAATTACTTTTGTAACTAAGTTACGAGCAGTTGCTTGAGTAGTTGCTAATGCTAGTACGTTTTTATCTTTATGAAATAACATCAACCATAATGAATATGCTGATGCTAAAGTAGATATCCCTAATTGTCTTGACTTAAGAGTAATTACATATTGATTCTCTTTAAATAAGCGAAGTACTTTTTCCTGGAACGGATATAGGTTAAATAATATTCTACCTCGTGTAGGATGCTGTATATAGCAATACTTACGCATAAAGTAGGTAGGATCTTTAGCACATTTGATATATTCTTGTGCTATTATCTTTTTGATATTTTGACTCATAACTTTTAGAACTTATAAGACCACTCTGGTAGTCCGTCTTTCATTGTAGCCTTGATTTTAGTGCCAACTAAACCTTCTAAACTGGCTGATGGTACTTTTATAAAACTTCCAGTATCATCATTCAAGAATACTATTTCTTCAAAACCTTCAGCTTTAGCATAGGCTCTTATAACTCTCTTAATAAACTCTTTTTCAAATGCATCTGCGTCAAAGCTATTTCCTTTTTTATATTTAGTTAATTTTACATCAGTTAAATCTAAATCTCCATAGTAGTTACTAATAGCATCGTCTCCTATTTGTAAAATTCTATCTGTAATATTTTGATCTTGTTTTAAAGCTGCGGCAAGAATAATTAAAATTCTGTGGAAAGGTCTTGCACCGTATTTAGCAGGAGGTTCAAAAGGTTCAGGTAAAATTTCATTTACTCTACTAACTATAAAATCTATCATAGCTTTATCTGTATTTTTAGCAAATTTAAACTTTTGACCTGCTGGTCTTGCTCCTGTGTTTTTTACTTCAATACCTATTCCACCTGCAGCTACATCACCATGAGGTGAATCTGATGTTACGTCAGATATTAATGTAGCTAAATATATTTCACCTTTTCCTGTGGCTATATTACCCGCAGGAGGTTTTTTGTTCATTAAATACTTAAGAGTTTCTCCTGAGATTTTACCTTTAAATGGTGCATATAAATTTCCAGATTTACCTAAACTAGAATAAGTAGGAAACTTACCTATCATACTATGGTAATTTTGAATATCTCCGTTTTCTACTAATTCATTATAGATATACTTTTTGATATTTGCTACTGCTTTACCTTGCCCGTCTAAATAATTAAAAACATCTTGTTTATACGTTATAGCTGATATTCCATTTAATATGGACCTTAATTGCTCAGGGG